GCATCGCAGAGCCACGTTGCCTTGCTGCTCCGCGTGTCTGCGTGACAGAACGCATTGCCCGCGTACCAGTAGATACCGATACCGCCAAACCCTGCGGCCTGCGCAAGGATTCCCAATGCCACCGGGTTCAGGCTCCGATCATCAAGCCGCCAATCGGCAGCCATGCCGTAGCGGTGGCGGCTGTTCGTGCCGCCGCCCGCTTCCTGATTATGCTTCAGACAGCGGTAGCCGGAAGTGATTTTGATTTTCTTCCCGGTCACCTCCCGGATACGCTGGAGCTTTTCGGCCAGCTCCGGGTCTACCATCTGAGTTCCGCAGCCGCACGGGCAGTCGAACTCGTACCGGCTGAAATTCTTCGTCAGCGCGGTTCTGTCGCCGCGCCGGTAGATAATAACGCTCACGCCTCATGCCTCCTTATAAAAAGTCGTGCTTCTGGAGCCGCTCATTGTACACACGTTTAATGTTCGCCACTGCACAGATGCAGCGGTTGTTCTTATAGTTCGGGTGGCTACGGCAGTAGTCCTCATAGGCGTCAATGACGGCCAAAGTCTCGATGAAATGCTCCCTCGTGTGATGCCTGTCGTCAATCAGCTCGTCATTGAACCTTAAAATCTGGGTGCGGAGCAGGTTTGCGTTTCGCTCGTCGTCAACTTTGATGTGTTCGTCGAGCTTCTGCTGTGTCTGCTTCTGTTGTTCCAGCACCTCGGCGTTCAGAGCGTGGCCAATGAGCTGGGCCAACTTGCTCCACGGATTCAGCTTGATGGGCGAAATCTGCACGAGGGTCAGGAGGACTACGAGCGCCCCGCCCCCCGCTGTAAAAAGTTCCTTGATGTCGTCGATGTTCAATGGTCAGTCCTCCATAATAAAAAGGCGGCCGCGTATCTTCACGCAGTCGCCTTTCCTGTTGTCTCCCTGCTTAGTCCTCAGTGATAAGGTCTTCGCAGCCGGAATCAATGAGCAGCTCCCGAACCTTGCTCTTCAGCTTGGCAGGAACCTCAGCAAAAGTCTTTTTGCCGAACATAATCTGCTGTGCCCACAGCATTGCCATCATGAACGTACCCTCCTTTCCGAATAAAATTTTGCAAAGAAAATGAGCAAGAATGTCCACGGCCAACTTAGCCATAAACTTCCTCGCTCATCTCTAACAAGCAGTCCGTCAGCATCTGTACCTGCTTCTGCAAGCCAGCGCAGGTGTCAACCAACTGCTTTATATCTGCAACGGCGGGCTTTTGCTGCCCGCCGTTGTCACTTGTGTTATCGCCGCCGGAGCCGGTATCCTCGCCGCCAGTGCCGCCGGGGTCGGGCTCCGGGTTGTCCACCGTTCCGCCCGCCTCCAACTGCTCCAGCAGCGCTCTGTATTCTGCCTCTGTGATTTCCTCAGCGTCAACCTCGCCGTCGTATACAGCAGCCTCCGGCGGCGTATTGAGCCACGACGGGTGATAGTACCCGCTGCAATCCCGCGGACAGATGAACTCTGCCTTTGCAGGGTCGCAGACAAGCATCACGCCATGCTTGGGCTGCCAGCGCAGAAACACATCGTTGACATCCAATACCTTACCGTCTGCAAGGATTTTATAAAAAATCATGCGTACACTCCTTTCATTCGATATCCATGGAACAGACGCCAGTACAGCGACAGCATCCGCTTTCTGGTGTGGTATGCGTCTGCGTGGAAGGAATTGCCAAACCACGCAGAAAAAGACGCGAAAGCATCGTCCAGCCGCATGACGCCGCGCTGAACCATCCTTGCGAACGCTTTCAGTTTGCGCCGCATTCGAACGATTCCGGCTCTCGCGAGATTTTTCACCAGATGTCCAGTGTCCGTCACCTTATAATAGATTTGCAGGAACTTCATACCCTTGGAGGCTTTTGTGATTGCCGTTTTCTTGGCGTTCATCGAAAGCCCAACCTCGGACGCCTCACTCTGGATAGTCTGACCAACGTGCTTCAGCTCCTCTTTCGAGGGTCCAGCAGCCATGGTGTCGTCCATATACCGCTCGTAGGCCCGGACGCCCAGCTTGTCCTTGACGGCATGGTCAATCCCATTCGGGATAACCAGCGCCATGGTCTGCGATTCTTGGCTGCCCAGCGTCAGACCAATGCCTTTATGCCGGCGCAGCTGCTCCGCTTTTGCCGCCCGTTCCTCTTCATCGGCAATTTCATGCAGCTCGTTTTCCTGATACATCCGGGCGATCTTCATGCCAAGGCCCTGAAGCATCCGGTCAAGCCGGATTTCTCGGAATCTTTTCAGGCAATCGCTGTGCCGGAGGTGGTCAAAGAACTTTGTGAAGTCGCCGGTCATAATGAAAAAGCCGTTGCCGTATTTCGCGGCCAGCTCTTTCAGGAACATTGCCAGCCGGTTCCTAGCATCTGTGACGCCCTTTCCCTTAACGCTGGCCGGGTTGTCTCGAATCAGGGTGCGCTCTGTCAGCGGCACAAGGCAGCTGTCACAATAGCAGCCCTGCACAACGCGGCAGTCAATCATGACTGCATGGATCTCGCGCAGCTTGCCGCGCTCATGTAGCATGATTCGTCGGATTGTGGCATCGACGTTCAGTTTACCCTCCAGCAGCGAGTCTTTCAGCCGTTTCAACTTCAAGACTGCGTGGAAGATGAAGCGCTGCACGTTGCCTTTCCACTCGACGCCTTTCCGGCGCTTCTGCAAAGACTTCATGAGATTTTGAATCGTGAACACGCTGCGGAAGTCTCCGAGCGGTGTCACGTCCTGCAACCGCTGTTCCCGGCTCTTTACCCGGTCCAGAGCTTTGATACGCAGCTCCGCATAGGGAGTGCGCGGCTCCAACGCGGTTTCTATCTGCTCCCGGACCGGTTTCCCATGCCAGCAGCAGCGGCGAGCGGCATCATTCGCGGCCACGGTCAGCAGCTCCAGATCAATGCTGCCGTTCTCACGCCACGACCCACGCGCCCGCGCTTCTCGTTTTGCGGCTTTCCGAGCTTTACTTCGCTCTATCCTAGCCATGATTTGTTCTCGATTGGTCAAAGAATCTACGCCCTTCCTGCTACTTATAGTGTGCGCTCTAATCAGGTTTGCAAACCGGTGATGAAACGGGGTATGCACAGGCCCCGCCATGAAAGAATCGTCCCGCCGGTCTGCTCAGGGACACCGATACGGTGCGCCAGCCTTATATCAGGCCAGCCATCAATTTACCGCCTTTACAGACGGATGGTTGCACATTCCTTCTTAACTCTCTGGGTATTTTCACCTTTATGCACGGTTACTACTAAGCTAAGAATCCGGGGCAGAACGCCGTTGTTGTTCGTTGCGTTGTTGTTGTTGCCCGCCCAGCCGGTGTTGTTCACATTGTTGAAGTTGGTAGAGTTGGACACCGAAGCATCGCGCAGCCAATACCACCGGCAAAGCCTAAAACAACGTGCCACCATTGAATCATCATTTCAACTTTCCGAAGCGTTTCCTATCGGAACTTCGCAGACCGGAAAGCAATTTGATGCATTCATTGATTCGCCCTGCCCACTCGTCCATCGTATTTTCGCTGTAACACATGACGTTCCACAGCGCATACAATGGCCGCTGCAATCCGTTCAGGTTGTCGATTGCTCGTTTGAGGTACTTATCCCGCACCTCATACTGCTTTCGCGTCGTGGGGAAAATGTCGTTGCCCTGCAAGGTGCAGAACAACGCATCATCCACGAATTGTAAAATCTGGTCGGACAGGTGGTCCTTATATTCCAAAGGTACAGAGCAAATTTTGGAGTAGGTGTATTTGTGCAGCTCTCGCATTTTATTCAAGAACATTCGGTCATCCGAATATTTCAGGTCAAACGTCTTTATCATGGAAACCTCTCTGTCATCCTCAAAGTGTGCAGCTCCATGGAGCAGGGCCAGTTCCTTGTTTACAAGGTCTGCCCACTCCCGGATGCCGCCCTCTTTGGAATCGAACAGGCTCCAGTACACAACCAGCGGCTTTTGCAGCGCGGTTAAATATCGGATGGAGCGCTCGAACAGCTTTCGCCGTTCAGCGCGGCCCGCATCCGTCCTCCCATCGGCCTCATTTGCCATGATGGCCGCGTGGTATGCGCTGGTGGTCAGCTCCATCAGCCGGGACCGGACAAATTTCTTGTACCGGGCCGGGATGCGGTCTGCCCGCTGCGTGGTCAGTACGACCAGCCGTGCGCAGTTCATTTCAAACTCCGTTGCAGCCTGCCTGCGGTTTCGTGCGAGAACCGACACATTATCACCTCCTCCGCAATAAAATATCACAAAATCTGGAAAATTGGAACCAATTTTTGAAAATTTGCCGCGGGGCGGCTACGCCGCCCTCGGTTTTTTTCCGGGGAGCGTTTCTCGTCTGGTCGGACTTACGCCGACCAGATTTTTCCAGATTTTACAGATGAAGCCGGGGCAGAACGCCGTAGCTGTACGTAGCGTAGTAG